ATAAAGCCGCTTTCTGTCCTCCAGACCGTTCAGGCCACCATTGATCCTCTTGGTGATCCTCTTCAGATCATCAAGATCAGCCAATCGGTTCAACTTCCTTTTGTTCCAGAACCAGCCGGCAGACATGGCCGCATAAACCGGTTCTTCCAAGCGTTCGGGGTTCGCCAGGAAATCGCACCCAAGGTCTTTGCTGAGCGCCTTGTAGTTCGCGGTCCCTGTAATCTGAATCAGTCCCCGGCCCTTGTACCTTTCCCCGTCATCGTCGTCCTCCGGAGTATTGCCAAGCGATTCGGCGAGTTTCCCAATATCGTAGGCTTGCCCTGATGCCAACTCCCTGACATAGCGAAGCTCGCCGCTTTCATGACCCACCTGAGCGAGAAAATGAGCCTGTCTGAGCGCCGTGCTGATTTCGTATTTTTCCATGGTCTCATTCAATGGCCCGATAAAAGCATCGATTGCCGTTGACTTTGCATGAACGTAGATTTTTTTCAGGATCTCGGCGGTGATCATTTGCAATTAATGCCCTCCGTACTTGATACCCAAGGCCGCCGCAGCTCCCCCGAGGATTCCTCCAAGGAAGGAATAACATTTATCTACAATGGGCCGGCGCTCGAGCTTTTTCAGCCTTTGATCCATGCTGCATAATGTATTGAATACAGCCCAATCTCGCTGCTCAGGCGTCATCTTTGTCCAGTCTTTCTCATTCAAGACAAGAAATCCTTCTCCCATTTTCTTTTTCCCTCTCTATCAGTCCGAGAATCATGATGATTAAGGATGCCGACGGCGCCAGATGGACCGGAAAGTTTCCGATCATATTGACGCACACGGCAACGAAGGCGGCAAAAAGGATCCTGTTCCCGCGGTATATGTTGAGCACATAACCGGTGATGATGTAGATACCTGTCATGCCGAATTGCCAGAAGAGCTGCAGCCAGTCGTTATGCAGGTGCCACTGCTTCCCCCAGGAGATCCCTGGGCCGTGGCCGATCAGCAGGTGGACCGTATCGAGGCGGTAATTGCGCAGGGCTTCCATCCAGAATTGATACCGGTCGGAAACAAAAACAGATCCATCCACCCAGATAAAAACCGCTCCCACGATCAGAACCGGAATAATGAGGACCCATAGTGCTCCAAAATAAACGATCGCGCCGGCGACGGCTGAAGCAACGGCAGTACTCGTTGCTGATAAAAGCAGATGAATAACGATGAAGGGAATAAAGCAGCGCCAGTTTATTCTAAAAGAAATCATCCAGCCCGTCTTCAGGCCTGGGATCCGGCGCAGAGGCGGGATGATGATGGCATAGCGACGGTCCCGGAAAAAAAACGACAGACTGATGGCCAGGTAGGCGCTAAAGAAGTTCACATTTACCAGGGTTCCGACGGCGGCCGGCACGGGGTTCGTGACGTGGATCCCGATCCAGTTGAGGAATTCGAAATAAGGCCAATAGTTGAAAATCTGGGGCAGGCCGTGGATGATTTGCACGACGGCGCCGATGCAGATGGCATCGTAGTAATTCTCGATCTTGGAGCGGCTGTTGGCAATCGCGTTGTAAAAAAGAAATCCGAAAAATATATAGACGCAATGCTCGAAGATGGTGATCCAGCCATGGCGGAACACGACGATTCCGAACGGTTTGAAGAGGATCAGAAATTCAAGAAAGCAGATCCAGAAGGCCACGTACCAGCCGAAGGCTTTCACCCAGACATTACGGGCCTGGGCGCCGGCAACGATAAAGGCGAAAATCATGAAGGCGGCGATATGGCCGTCGCTCGCTTTCAGCGTCCCGCTTGCGAAGCCGGGCGGAACAAGGAAGAAAAACATCGGCAACAAAATATAGCCAGCCTGGATGATCCGGTCTGTCATGAATTCCCTCATTCGCTGGTCATGAAGAGCAATATCCGTCCTCGCTTTTCGCCCGAGGGATTTGTCACCTGCACAGTCAGTTCCGATCCGACGTAGATAGGCGTCGATGGTGCATAAACCTCGGCCGCGGTTCCGCTCCGGTTGGCCAGGTTCCCTCCGGCAATGTCGTATCCATAGGCGTCCGTGATTACGATGTCGTAATTCGTTTCAGGAAGGGATGTGGATAGGTTCCCGTTTGTGCCTGGAGCCGTCTCAATTTTGCGAACGAAACCGCTAATAGTGGTCAGCGACGGACTGAAGGCCGCCTTGCCGTTCGTATAAAGGGACGCGATATCGCCGTCCGCGGATCCTGACGGTGACGTGCTCGAAACCCAGTCCACTGTGATAATGTTCTTTTTATCCTGGGCGCCGCCGCTGATGACACGCGGGTTCGTCATGGTGACTGTGACGGTGCCTGCGGCAAAGACCGTCGAGGCCAGGAAGATAAACAGGATGGTGAAAGCGATCGCCTTTTTCATTTTTCACCTCGAAAGAAACCGGGGAACGCGGGCGCCTACACCGCGCCCCCGGTTATTATTATGCATCTGTCCGTCAGTTCGTGTCAGACCATCCGGTCCCGTAATACTTTTCGACGAACCATTCAGAAGGCTGCGTCGCCGTGATGGTGATGGTATTACCTACAGTCGCACTCGTAATTGAATTGCCGTTTGCATCTGTCAGCCCCATGATGCGGCTGGCGGAGCTCGCCGGCTTGATCTTCACACTCTCCTCGGTTGAAACAACAAAAGTATAGGTCAACCCTTCGACGGCCACGGGCAAATCAAACGTGACTTGTCCGGTGGCGCCGTAATTCGAGAAGATCTGGCCACTATCTTTCACCTCAACGCTTTTGTCCGTAGCCGACACGGTCACGTCGCGCTTGAACTGCTTGACCTGGCCCTGGACAGTCACGCTACCTTTGAAAAGACCGTTCCAGAAGTAACTGTCGAACCAGTCGGCGGCTGCCGCAGGTACCGAGAATGCAATCACGAGGACCGCCGCCAGAAGGACTCTCAGCAAGGATTTCTTCATTTCATTCACCTCCTTTGTGTGAATCCTTCCGGTTATTCGATCGCGCTGCTGATGAGATAGCCGACGTCGCTGCAGACGATTTTCTCGTCGAAGGACGTTTCCACCTCGATCATCTCTCCGCCGCCTCCCCGGGACTCGTCCCGCCAGGTGCGGACCTTGAATCCGATGTCCGTGGCCATTTGCTTCCACTGGAACGTCTTGCCCCAGCAGACGCCTTCGAGCTGCGGATCCGGATCGACGTAGCCAACGAAAATGTATTTCCCCCAGACGAAGGCTTTGGTGAAGGTCTGGCCCTTGTTGGCAGAGTTGTACTTGGTCTTGCCGATGATAATCCGGTCCACCTCGAAGATCTCGGCCATGACCTGGGCATTGACCGTCGCCGGCTGACCAGTGGTAGATCCGCCGGTGACTTTACTTAAGAGCTGCGGATGCCGTTTGAGCTTGTTATAGACCTGCTGGCCCATGACGATGATGTTCGGATCGACCATGCAGGCATCCTTGGCCGTGTCGATGACGCCGATCGGATCGGATGTCGCGTAATTGCTCAGAATGTCGTCTCCGGTTAGCGTCACCTTGTAACCGCTGGCGAAATTCCCGGCTGTAAAAACTGCCGCGGCGACGCGGATCTCTCTCCGAAGAAGGATCAGGTCGGTGTTGATGGAAACGGATTTTTCCCTGGGCCGGATCGGCGCGTCGGCATTGGCCACCTGGCCGTCGGAAACGAAACCGGCAAGAGCATGGTCGATGCAGTTATAAGTTGAATCTCCGACGTTCCAATCGATCTCGTTCGCTTTCGATTTTGGACCGCGGACTGTGTCGACCGGCGTGAAGCGGTCCTTCTTGTCGTAGACGAAATACTTGTCCGATTTTTTGTCCACGGGGACAACTGGCATGACTTCGCCGGCGATGTACTTCGCATTCTTGTATTCAACCGCAAAATTGCTGAGCGGCTGGTCAATATGGATATCGGGCATTTGAGGCATTTTCTTTTCCTCCCTTATTTCTCGATTTTATTTATCTCCTCCTCGAGGGAGGCTATTGGTTAATCGTCTCCGGAGCCGCTGATGTAGCATGGACCGCAGATCTCCACCGGAATCAGGTCCCCGTCTTCCGTGGAAGCCGCGAGGGCCGTCGCGAAATAAAAGGCATCATCGCCGGAAACCTTGACGCCTTTGTATTCGCTGTTAGACCCGATAGGATCGCCGATGGCGATCGCCCCGACATTGCCGTTCACAACCATCAAAACGATGTCGCCGATCCTCGCCATCTCGCATTCGGCTCCCACTTCGGCAGCCGGCTTGTTCACGAGAACGCCGCATGCGTGAGCGGCCGCAGCTGAAGAATCGTAATAATCAATCTCGCCGCTGGTATTGAGCTTGACGGCATAATTCTGGTAATCAGACAGATCCCGCGCAGCGGGGGCGGGGAGTGGGTTAATGACTCGTTCGAAAAACATAATCCCGTACCTCCTTCATGGAAGATTTTTTATTTCTTGATGGACTTGCTGTTGTAAAGATCGGCCAGCTTCGGGTTCTCCTTCATGGCGATATCAAGCGCATCCCTGTAGGAGCACTTTTTATCAACCTTGATTTCCCTCGCCCTGGCGTCCAGCTTCTTACCGGCTTCATCGGCGTCTTTCGCAGTCTCGTCCGGAGCCTGCTTTCCGGTGTCGTCTCCGGGATCCGGATTTTTCACTTTCGACTTGTTGTCGGCTTCAAAATCCGCAGCTTTTTTAACCCGGAGATTCCGTTCCGCCTCGAGGACCTGCACCGCGGCCTCGGGGCCAGTGGTTTTGCCGTCATACTTCATGGTGTTAATCAGAACTTCGTGGCCGACTATGAGCTGGCCCTCGACATTCTGGATCCGTTTGCGCTCGGCATCGGCACCGGATGCAAAGCCTTCCTTTTTCCCTTTTTCCATTCCTTCCTGCAGACCTCTCTGAAAGGCCTGGGAATCGATCTGCGCATACAGTTCAGGGTATGCGGCCTTGAAAGTTTCAATCGTGAACTCCATTTTGCAACCTCCTCTCTGCGTTTTCCGCCCAGGCCGCCCTGGCCAGGAACGATGATTTTTCTTTCGACATCCTATTTTTCAAGTCGGCGATCGTGGAAACACCGTCCACAAGACCGACTTCTAAAGCCTGATGACCGAGAAATACGCGGCCATCCGCCCAGGGGATGGTCTCTTCTTTCCCGTCTTTGACCGGCTCTAGGGAAAGCGACCGGTGGGTACGAAAGGCGGCGATGTCCGACAGCATGACGCTATAGATGTAATCGACGTCATCCTGGATGGAGCGCCGGCCCGACTCGGAGAGCGGCGCATACTGGGATGCAATGCGCTTGTATCTGCCGGCCGTGATCTCGGACGTTTTGAAACCCAGCTTCTCTTCGTATTTGGAAACATCGAGATGACGGGCGACAACGCCGATGGAGCCGACCTGGGTCGTGTTTCCGGAGATATAAGAACGGTCCGCAGCGGCGCCGATCCAGTAGGCGGCGGAGGCCATCATGCCGTCAGTGAAGGCAACAATGGGTTTCCCTTTTCCTCGGGCCTTGAAGATCTCCTGTGAAATCTCCTGCGTTCCGTCCACGGCTCCGCCCGGCGAATCGATATAGAGCAGGATGGAATCGACTTTCGGATCCTGCAGGGCCTCCTTGATGTCTCGCTCGAGGAGCTGCGTGGATGTGCCTCCGGAGATCTGCATGAAGAAATTCATCCGCTTTGCGATGATACCTTCGACGTAAACCGTTGCGACCCCGTTTTCGACTTCGTAGGTCTTCACCTGGTTCTCAAGCTTTTTGCCGATGCGGGCTTCCACGGCAGCGATATCAATCTTCTCGCCGCGAAGATGGGTCATGTAGATTTCCTGGATCTCCACGAGCTTTTCCGGAACGATGGCCCAAGGTGACGTCACGATATCGAGGATCTTCACTCTTACTCCTCCATCAAGTTCTCGGGTTTGTCTTCATCCACGTTGGCCGGCTCATCCACCGCGGTAGCGGATTTTTGAGGACCCCAGGGGATCCCTGCGTCGTCCATCATCTTTTTCTCTTTTGCAACCTGTCGGATGTTGCGCTCAAAGTCGCCGCCAGTGAGCGCCGCCGTCTCTTGCGCTCGCGTGGTAAGGACCAAGTTTAGGCGTTTCTCGGCGGCGTTGATTTCCTTCTGGGGGTCGATCTGGCCGGGAGCGGGGCCTACCCACTCCGATCCGCAATAGGCCATGCGGATAAGCGGATCAGCAAAGAAGCCCGGCGCCGAGATACGGCCTATAGCGACGGCTTCGTATAGCCAGACCTCGTAAAGGATCTTGAGGAAGTTGTCGACCAGCCAGGAACGGCGGGTATTGAAATGTTTCCAGGCGTCGAGGAGTGCCGCCCGGGCGGCGCTGTAGGACGCGGTGTAGTGCTTGATGAGGACCTCGTAGGGAATCTCAAGGGCGATGCCGATCTGCCTGACAATGGCAAGAAAGAACGGATCGAATGAAGTGTTGGGGCGTTTCGGATCTGCGGTCTCAATCTCTTCTCCCTTAGCAAGCCCGATGATCACCCCGGGAGCGAGCTTGTAGTCCTTGTCGGTCGTGGAGCCTCCGGTCTCATCAGTCGGTTCCATTGGGATGCCAAATCCTTCACCTGCAGCGGTCTTGACGAAAACGGTAAAGCAGGCGGCGACGACGGCGGCCATCAGTTCGGCCTCGGTGTATTTGTCAAGCTGCTTCAGCGGTTCGATGACCGGGGCCAGGCGGGGAACGCCCCGGGTCTGGCCAGGTCGCAGCACATCATAAAGGTGGATGACGTTGCGCAAGCCCGTCTTCTCTCCGAAGGCGGGGATCTTCGTCCAGGTCCAGGACCTCCTGTTCGAATAAAGGTAATTCCCGGGATGCTGGTTGAGGATGTGGTACATTTTCGGGGCGCCGTTTTCGTCCTTCTCGACACCGTAGATGAGTTCTTCTGTATTCGGCTTATTGCCCTCGTTGCAGACACGGTCCGCTTCGATGACCTGAAGTTTCAAGCTGTAAGGCATATCTACCCTTTTGATCCGAGGCAGATTAATGAAGACATCGCCGTTTTCAAAGGCCTGGCGGAAAACAAGAGCCTCGATGCCGTAACCGTTCAGAGTACGCGAGACATCGATCTCTTTCGATTCGAAGAAAAGCCGCCATTCCCGTTCGGTCTTTGATTCCCAGGCGTCGGCATCCTCATCGGACATATTGATAATATCGCGGTCGATTCGCGACTGAAGACGTAAGCCGGTACCGACGACGTTCGTCGTTTCGGTATTCAGGGCTCCGGTGGCGATCGGTGCATTGCGGACGAGATCGCGGCTGCGGGCCCGGAGCATTGGGAGGTCGTAGACGATATCGGTATCGGCGTCCTGGGCGGTCGGATTCCACCGGGCAGTCTGCCGGCGGGAAGTGGATGCGCCGAGATAAGAATTGGCGACGGCCATCATTGCACGGGAACGAAGTCTCACCATTCCCTTCGCGGGATTGAAATAGTTAACAACCCGGTCAACAATGTTCTGCCGGATCGTTTTGCCTGCGATGGTGATGGTATTATTGTCAGGCAATCGTGGCTCCCCTTACGCTTATGCCGCCCCTCGTGAGGCTTTTGACCTTTGCGTCCCAGAATTCGATATTGTCGCGGATTTCTTTGGCGTCGGCCCGGGTGAGGCGCCGACCGCTGGCAGTGGTATATTCCTGACTGGTAGCGACGGCAGTGTCGGCGTTCATCCATTCGGTGAGCTTCGCTTCAGCCTGGGCGAGTGTGATTCCCGCCATATTATGTCCCCATTATCGGTTTAATTTCTGCCGGGCCGGCCGCGCAGCAATAAACGACCGGCCCTGAACAGGAGGTATGTCTATAAGCGAGCAAACGATAGCATGGAGTTTTTTGTTAAAAGGATGGTTCGCGAGATATTTAGGGGTATTTGAGGGGTATTTGAGGGGTTATTTAGGGGTATTTGGGGGGTTATTTTTCTTGACAGGTTTTCAACCTTCAATTGAATCGACGTTTTTCGCCATTGTCACGTAGGTATATTTCTTGAACCAGTCTTCGATATTATCAACGTGGGCAAGCCAGCGGTTGTCTTCATAACGGGCTGGAAGACCTTTCTTTATAAACTTGCGCAGCATATAATCAGTGCAAGGCTCACCGCTAATGTAGGCGATGTAATCCATAATTGCCTGCTTGCTCGAGAGGACCCTAATATGTTCCTTGCCTTCTGTCATCAACAGGCCTCCAGAACACGCCCAGCCAGGCAAAGTAGATAGCAGACAGCGATAAAAACCAGTATCGCACGGAAAAGGATCTGTCCTATATTCATAGATCGACTCCTTGGCTGATGACGCGGCGCTTTGAATGCGCTGTAGTTTTCGGGTCACGTTGACTCTGGCGCTTCAGATGTTCCGCCAGGAGCCGCAGGCCTCCGCCTGGGAATTCCATCTCGGCGCAGGCGGCGCATAGGATCTCGGCATCTAGGAGATGGTTCGGGCGTTGGTGGACATTGACCCATTCCTCACGACCCTTTTCGTCGAGTTGTTTCTGCTCGGCGAGGATCTGGGCGACGTAATCGTCGGCGATGCCGGCATGAAGGAAGGCAGCTCCCGGAAGGTTTCTGGTATCTGGATTGGCGGCCAGAGCAAGCCGGTAGTGAAATTGGTCCTTCGCCTTGTCTGTATCAACGGAAAGGATCCGCAGGGCCCCGGGCAGTTTCTTGCCGGCGGGTGTGGACATGATGGCAGGGCCTAGGCTGAGCATGCCGGGCAAGGCGGTGCTCGACCCTTTTGTTCCCCAGACTTTCGCTCCGCCGCGGCCGCGGTTCTTGAGCAACCAGAAATATGTCTCTTCCGTCATGGTCATGTCTTCGTACTTCTTTCCGCCGCCAGTATCCACAGCGGCCCGGAAGATGTGCATGGTTCGGCCGGTATCGGCGATGGGATAAGCGGTTTCGAAGAGCAGTTTTTCAACGTCCTCCCATAAGGCGAGAAAGCCATAATGAACGAGCCATGATGTGAGAAGCGGCGCGAAGGCCCGCACGACAAACCAAAAGCCGTGTTTTTGGACGTCTAAGCCGCAGAGGAGGGCGATCGCCTCTTCCGGGACAGTCTGCGCCGGCAGCGGGCAACAGGCGGCAAGGATCTGTGATTTCTCCCTGGAGATGACGGTCAGTTTCCACGGCTCGGCCAGGTGCTTGTTGTGAAAGTCTTTGAATTTATTTATATCAGTGAGACCCCTAAGAAAAGCAGCTGCGACACCGGCGAGAGAGACGAAGGGCGATATCCAGGACGGGATATGAAAGCCGATTTTCACCGGGCGGCGCTGTTTAAGATAATCTGAAAGTTCCAGCCCCATCACCGCGGGCTCGTCTTTCCTTCGTTCATGCCACTGGCCGCGCTTGACAGCGGCGTCACGGTCATAATCATTCCACTCGGCGAGGCAGTTCGGGCATTCATACCAGGCGAGTTTCTCGGCTTCGATGGTCTCCGGATCCTCGGAGTGAAATTTCCCGTCGGGCCCCGGCTCGGTTTTATGTGCCCACTTGATCTGTCCGAAGATCATTTTGTGATGGTGGCTGCATGCCGGGCAGGTGACCCAGAAATCGAAAATGACCTGTGCCTCGGTATTGAGCGCCTTCCAGATATTGCCCGACTCCACTGTCGGTGTCGATATCTTCCATATCTTGCGGTTGTGTCGGTAGGTGATCGTCCGTGCCTCGCCGAGCGAGATCGGATCCGTCTCGCGCTTGCCTGCAGTATCGACGTATTTATCAATTTCATCAAAAACAGCATAGCGAATGGGCTTGTTCGCAAGGCGAGCGGCGGACCTGGCCCAGGCAATGTATATGGGCATGTGCTGGAGGCTGATGCGGAGGATCGAACTATCATCGTCAAGACCAGTCATATACGAGCGCAGGCGGCGGCTATTCATGATCATTGGCCGGATACGGTCCTGCATGTTCTCGCGGCCGGTCAGTTCATCCGGATAAATAGCTAACACTGAGCCTGGGTCCCGATCAATCGCATAACCGATGCAGTTAAGGACAGCCTCCGTGCCGCCGACCTGGGGCGCCTTGCAGACGATGACGGTCTGCACCGATGGGAAAAACGAGGCATCCATGATGCCGGCAAGATATGGTGTAACGTCATTCTTCCATTTGCCGGGCAGGACAGACATCGTGACGTGGCGGTATCGCTCCGCCCAGCGCGAGACGGGTATCTTCTTATGCTTGCGGAAAATCTTCCGCTCCGGCTCGGACAGACGAATCGTGTGTCTGATCTCGCCCGGGATCTGTAGCAGTGACGGCGGCAGCCAGGGCGTCGAGCGGGGAATGTGGATGGTTTGAAGCGTCAAGGCGTTTCTCCGTCTATCGCGTTTGTTTCCGTTTCCGGCTCTTCGTCGGCGTCGATAATGACCTGATATTCCCGGGTCGAGGCATAACTGTTAATGTGCTCATCCAGATCACGGTTCATCAGATTGATGAGTTCGCCGACCTTTTTCGTGTCGCCTGAAACGGTCCGGATCCAATCGGCGGCTCGGGATTGGATCCAGTGCTTCAGACCCGCGTCGAGGATCCCCGCCCGGGCGGCAAGTTCGATATCCATCTGCTCGCGCAAGATGTATTTTTCTTCATCCTTGGCGTAGGCAAACGCTTTCCGCTGATGCTCGAGTTCAAGGTTTTTAAGTTCCTGTTCCAGCTTTTTGCGCTGGAGCTCATCCATCTTCTCGCTGAACCGCTTTCCTGTAGATTTCTGTTTGAGCCAGGTCTTTGCGTATTTGTCGACATCCCTCTGCGGGTATGTCCCGTCGGCCTGTGGAAGAAGTTTTCCCTGCTCCTTATGCCGGTAAAGGCTGGTCTTCGTCACCTTCCAGTTGACGACGAGATAATCCAGCACATCAGCGATGGTCTTAAGTCGCACATCCTCGGTTATGGTCTGGGTGGCTTCAGTCATTCTTTCGCTTTTTCCCAACACATAATGTTTTGCCCATCGATCTCTTCGGAGGGATGGTTCATGATGTAATCCATCACTTCCGGTGATCTGAAGATGAGGTCTCCGATCCGTCCGCCGACGTATTTGCCATGTCGCAAGGCGGTAAAGCGGTCCTTCGTGTTGATAATTTTGACGCCAGGGTTTTTCAAAAGCAGATCGCGCAGTTCAAGGACCAGGGGCGGGACCGGTTTCGTGGGGATCGTTTCATCACGCAGCCCTTTCGTCTTAAGTTTTTCTAAAAATGCCTCAGCTTTTTGCGGAATTGTTTCACCCTTCGGCTTTATCGTCTCCATTGTCAGCACCGGCGGCAGACCTGTTTGTATCCACTGGTCAAGGTCTATCCCCATGCCGTAAGCCTCTCCAGGGTCCTTGCCCTGGGGAACCGGCCAGCGGTCGCAGCGGTCAAATTGTGCTTTCCACCAGGCGAGCGCCTTCCTGCCGGCGTCGTCATAGTCGAGCGAGATAAGGATCTGAAGGGCCTCTTTAAGGACCTCATACGCTTCGGCGTCCGGCTTCGCGTGGCTGGAGCCCAAGCCCACGGCGCCGGCTGTCAGGTTGTTGGCGACGACGGCGATGGCATCGAGCTCAGATTCAACGACGACGAAGGCCCGGCGAGTACGCTCGAGGATCATTGTGGACATGGACGATCCTGGGATGACGTAGTAGCGCGGCTCGCCTTCCGGGCGGCGGATCCGGATGCGGTAGACGACGCCGTCGATGACGTTGGGGATGACGAGGCCTCGCGGGATCCAGAGGGCCTTAATCTTTCCGTCGTCTTTTTTAAATTCCGGCAGGCCCCAGGAGCCACGGTTGCGATAAATGTCATTTCCGTCTTCACCTGGATTCCAGCCCAGGTAATAATCCGCGGCGGTCTCGGCGCTGATGCCGCGGCGGTCGAGCCAGCTGAGGACCTCGGTGTTTTTCGTGAGGTTGCCCCGGGCCCAGGCGATAAACTTCTGCGCCTTCTCTTGCCAGAGATCAGCGGGCGGAATGTGTTGGCTCGGCGAGAAATCCGGCTTTTCTTTATGCGATGCCGATGCGCCCCGGTATCCCGAGCGGTCCGGAAGCGTGATATTCAAACTGGCGCAGGCCTCTTTGAAGGTGAGGCCGTCAAAATCGATGAGGAATTGGATATTATCGCCGGCCTTCTCGCAGACCCTACACCAATAGCTGCCCTTGCCATCGTGCTGGTACGGCCAAACATGGAAGCGGTTAGTTCCTTCTCCGCAGCCCGGGCAGGGGCCCTGCCACTCGCCGCCCTTAGTCGACGAGACCTTCCGGAGCTTTACTTTTTTTAAGGCCAGGTCAAGGGTGTTCACAAACCCTCCCCGCTTCTTCTTTTTTATATCTATTTATTTTCATTACTGTTATTAAAAACTACCTTTAAATACTCCACCCTACGGGGATAGTTGGAGAGTTTTTGTATGGTTATTCTTAGCTTAAAAAAATCAAAAAATGCATAGCGGAAAGAATGTCGAAAAACCCTCCAACCATCCCCACTATTAAATTTTCTAGCCAACTATCGACGTGAATCACCGAATGATTATAGATCGTTGACGCTGTTCGGGTCGTGTCTCCCAACCCTCCCCGTTTCGGGGATAGTTGGGGAGGGTTGGGAAGGTTGGAGGGTTTGTTAATTGTTTTTATCTTTTTTTGATTTATCATTATAAAATCCATAAACATATCTTTTAACCCTCCAAGCCTCCCTGTTTCAGCATGACGCCGTGATAAACAACGCGCCCCTCGGCCTTAGTCTTCTCAAACTTGCGGCCGAAGAGCTTACCGAACCAGGTGGGGCTAGGGACGTCTCCGTCCCGATCTATATTCTCTTTGTACCAGCTCTTGAAGCGGTCATAGAGGACCGACGAGCTTTCCTTTGCGGCCGGGCCCCGGGCGCAGCATTCATCAACAAAGTCGGCGAGGATATCCTCGTTACGCTGGTATTTCTTGCCCTCGGCGATGACTTCTTCCGGAGGATTGAGGCCTCCTCGCTGCCATTCAAGGCAACCGCGGAGGAGCCAGGCAAGGATCCCGGGGTATTCGGGAGTGAGCTGGCGATCGAGGTCCAGAATGGCGCGGCGCTCGTGGGTCTCCTGGGGATCCCGGTTGACGAAGCTGATGGTGTGTGGAATGACGTGGAGCCGCTCCCAAAACGCTTTATCGTCGGCGGGGGCCCTGGGGAGCAGGTTTGTCTCCAGGAAGACGGTGTGTGTCGGCGGAAAGCGGGTCTCGTACTTATCGTTGGGACGGCGGCCGACGAGTTCGACCTTGCCGGTATACCACTTTATCTTCGAGGCGCTGAAGCGCTGGCCCTCATCGATCTCGCTGGCGAACGCCATCCGGAGGCCCTTCAGGCTCATAACGTCGGGCGAGGGACCGGAGGCGCTTTTTGTAAATCTGGATGATAGAAGCATCTCGGCCTGGATGGAGCCAGCCATATCGCCCATGATGTGGCTGATGGTTTCGGTGATCAGGCTGCGGCCGTTCCAGCCGATCCGGCCATACAAGATCGGAAAGACCTTCTCAATGACGAGGCCGGTCATGGCATAGCCGAAAAGGCGCCGCAGGTAGGCAATGAGATCCTCCTTACCGGCGTAGATCTCAGACAAAGTCTTCTCCCAGAGCGGCGCCGGTGTGTCGATGCCGAGAAAGGGGATCGGGCTTGACATGGAAAGATAATCGCCCGGGCGACCGTCTTTAAGCCGGCCGGTTTCAAGGTCGATGACGCCGTTGGCGCAGACGAAGAGCATGGGCTTGTTATCGAATTCCTCACCCCTGATGGCAAGCGGGACGTCGTTTGTGTGGGCAAACTTCAGGCAGGCGGTGCGGCGCTTGTCGGCGCGGAGCTGAGAGACGCGCTTCTGGATGCTGCCCTGGAGTTTTTTGAGGCGCTTCAATTCATCCTTGCTTTCATCGTCGTCCTTGGTGAGGAGGTCCGAGATCTCGTTTCCGACAGTGCGGTATTCGGCAAGGTAGAAATCGACGATACCTTCGACAGCCGCGAGGGATCGGTTCATCATGTCGAGGTCCCAGTAATGGCCAGTCCAAGAGAGCCATTCCTGGGTATTTTTGCGGTACAGGAATTGGTCCCGGTATAGGGTCGAGTAAAGGATCCCGTCGCCGAGTTCGTTTTTGTAGAGGCAATCCCTGACCAGCTTGCTGTTGATCTTCGGCTTATCGTCGGCTGGAGGCTTGGTCTGCGCGGATTCCTTGTCGACGCGCTCCTGGACCTGCTTCCGGATGTCATCGTGGTCGGTCATTCAGCCTCAACTTTCTTTTGAGTTGGTAGATCCAGCGGAGCGAGATCTTCTTCCGGGTCTCGTCCGTGGCGCCGGCTGGGTTTAAGGCCTCGCGGATCTTCGGAGGCTCGACGCCCTGGGCGAGGAGCCGGAGGACAAGAGCTTTGACGTCCTGATCGATCAAATAGTCGGATCCTGCGACAAACTGGCGCCGGCAGTTCGTCTCGAGACAGCGATATTTCTGCAGGCCTGCGGCCGTCTTGCCATACCTGGCCAGGTTGGTACTCTTGCATGAGGGGCATTTTAGATTGTCGGTCGTCATCATTCAGTCTTCACAGATTCCCAAATTCCCACCGAAATAGTAATATATCCGCACTCGAAGATCGAGCCCTCGGCATCCGTAATGGTTGAGAACCTCCGGAAGGACCCGCGGCCGACGGGGATGGCCATTGATGCTTGATAAGAATTTTATAAAGAAATGCGAAAACAATTGATCCATTATTTTCTTTTAAGATAGTAATCCATCTCGTGTTTGAAGACCCCCGGGAACTTTTCATTGATGAATCTCTTTGTGTTTTCCATAATCCTTTTGCTTCCCATTAATCCAGCAACTCCTGGTCCGAACATCTCTTTGAGTGGCGTTCTTCTTTTATCCACACGCTGGACGACGGCTACATGTCCAGATTTGAACCTGGCAATAAAAGGTTTGGGGTCTCCCGTTACCATCTTTCTTCCGCCCGACCTTCTGACCACAACACTCACTTCTCCACCTCTCGCCCTTCCCGACTTGAGACGTGGCATCTTCTTTCCTCTCTGGCCAATAATGCTTTTAAGTGTAACCCCTTCCTGCTTTGCTCCAAAATAGGACAGGGCAAGCCCCAGGCCTTTACCGGAGATAATGGCTTCGATTCTGTTTCCCATGGCCCTGGATATTAGTCTGAGGTAATTGCTTACCTTTCCTGCCGGCACATTATATTCTTCGCGTATCTGCTGCGAGATCTGTGTTTTTGCCTGGGCTGCCACCTTGTTCAGGGCGCTATTCGCAGCCAGCCTAACGTTCTTGGGATCGAATGAAGCCATAGCTTCTTTGATCCCTTTAAGTTCTATTTTGACATCCATTAGCATATCTCCTTAAGGGCGGGATCCCGGGCGTCTCAGTCCGGTACCGGGCCCGCCTCTGGGGTTATCAATCCTCGTTCTCCGGAAGGGCATCTTTCAACCGGATCAATCGATCAATTTCGGCGGCGATGAGAGCTCCGGCCTTGATAAGATCTCGAATACGGAGTTTCTGTGGCAAGAGCATTCCCTCTATAAGTTCACCTTTTCTGTTCCGTTTGCGTTTGTCCCATACGTCCATATCCCAATTATCCGGCCATGGATCATCAAATCGAAGATAATATGGCGATTTTGAAATGAGAAAAACAGGCCGCGGTGCCGCATAGCAGACCGCAGCATAGGCCAGTTCATGGCCATCATGATTATCGTCATGGTCCGAATCGAATCCCTCTTTTCTGATCTGCCGGATCCGCTCTTTTGTGATCAGCTCAATGCCTTTGCTTTCCATATATGCCTCCGTCGTTGCTCCGCGTGAAGACCGCCCCGGCCAGAACGTTTTCCGTAATTGCCCTTGCATCCGCGTGACAGCAATGCCCCAGCCAGGACCGTATCCGCTGGGTAATATCATGGAGAGATGCTCTTCCTTCTCGATACATGACCTTCATGGCCCGTAGGCGTTTTTTCATCCGCTGGATGCTCGCCTTCTTGATTTTCACGTGATCGAAATATACCCGGTATCCTACAAACTCGATCCCGCAGGCGGCATTGGCGATCCGCGTCTCTTTGGGGTTGAGTTCCAAACGCAAACGGCTATTCAGAATGCCTTCGATTCCGTTTTTGACGGATTGCAGGCGCTTCTTATCGTGGTGAACGATGATGAAATTATCCATATAGCGCAGGTAGTATCTTTCGCGGAGATCATGCTTGACGAACTGATCCAGAACATCGAGGTAAATATTTGCAGAGAGCTGGCTGAAGAGGCTGCCGATCGGAAGCCCGGGATCTGACGTGCTGCTGTCAATAATGGCCTTCATCAGCTTAAGCGTGTCGGGACATTTGATCTTCCGGCAGATGAGGCCATAAAGAATGCTGTGATCGATATTGGGAAAGAATTTGCGGATATCACAATGAAGATAATGGATCTCTTTGCCTGCCCATCTCTGCCGTGCAGCTTTCAAAAAATACTGCAGGCGTCTCATGGCGCGATGCGTGCCCTTACCCTTGCGGCAGGCAAAAGAATCATCGATGAATCCCTTGTCGAAGATCGGTTCAATGGCCTGGTGAAGCGCTTGTTGGACGATGCGGTCCCGCAGCGGCAAATACTGGATGAGGCGCTCCTTCGGGTCATGGAGAATAAATTCACGATACCGGCCGACATGATACGCCTTCCAGACCAGTTCATTGTGAAGGTGGATAATGTTCTCCGAAGCGTTGTATCCGAAATACAGGACATCTTTGTCGTATCGTTTCCCGAGACGGACCTGTTTAAAGGCAGCCTCAAGATTGTCCATATCGCAGATCTTCGAGTATAAATGATGATGACGTTTCATGTTCTCCTCTTAAAGCGCCTTCATGACCTTTCGGCGTTGCTACTCAGACATAAAGACTTTAAAGCTATTTTCCCTCTCGGGAAGGACACAGCCTCCCTATGAAACCGCACTGAACTCCGCCCTTGAGCGGAAGCCTTCTGGCATATTCAAAGTCGAGGCGAAACCCGATGTTCTTGTTCGCGATCTTGCGGCCGTTGTTGAGATTCAGCGCCGCGACGCCGGCGTTGTCGCCGTTGTTCCAGTTCCCGAAACGGATAGGAATCTGCTGGCAGATCTTCACTGAGCATACTTTACAGGCTGTACCCTTTCTCGCTGGGATCTGATCCAGCCTCCCAGCAATTTACCGACTTCGTTGATTCTATCCATCAATAGGGTATATTTCTTGCGATCGAAGTATTTCAACCTCCTGTAGGACAGGTCTACCAGATGCCGCAGCGTCTCATGGGCAATGTCCAGTTCCGTCAGGGCGGTTTTCCGGTGCGTCCTTTTATTTGTCTCCACGATCAGTTTCAGCACCTGGTACATCTGCTGGCGGATCATGGCCGCGAGAACAAACTTCTCGTATCTTGGAAACTGACGGAGCGCGATGGTGCCATATTCGATCATTTCTAGTGTCTTTTCGTAGATGACCAGGTTTCTTGTCATTCCGTTTCCTGTGGTTCGTTTGATGGGGACGGGCTGCCGCCCGCCCCACAGATTATTCAGACTTCACTTTACAGATATATAGGCGAGGCGAAACCCGACGCCCTCGTACGCGACCTCGCGGCCGTCGTCGAGACTCAGCGCCGCGACGCCGGCGCCGCCGCCGAAGCTCCAGCCCCCGAAACGGAGAGGAAACTGCGTTGCCCGGGCAGAATTGTCGGCCCACATATAGCCCAGCGGCTCGGAATAATCGGCTTTCGTCAGCGAACAGGGTGCTATGAGCGCCTGCCTCAAGGCGACCGGGACATCATAACCTTCCTTCACAGTCACATCCTTGAAGTAATTTGAAACCCATCCGCGCCGCGTGACCTCGTCAGATATCTGAATGCCATCCACGTCGTCGATCCTGACGCCGGTATCCGGCCAATCCTTTTCAGACATTGCAAAATCATTATCCGCAGGCATGACAACCTTCCCGCCGACGAGTTTCAGGCCATCCTGGTGCTCCCATACATTCCCAACCAGGTCCGCGATGCCGGCGACGGTCCCGTCGTGTCTCCATGATAACGGTCCGGATCCGGTCAGGGTCTTGCCGTGTTCGCAGACCATCCCTTTTTCCTCGGGGTGCGAATGGGACTTGCCGTAATCCGTATTTCCCCGGGGAAGGCCGTTTTTCATGCACCAAAGCCCGAGCGCTGCCGACTCCCAGTTCGTCATCATGTGAAAATCGGGACCGCAGGCGAGGCACGCCTTGATTGCGTCGTCATGGTTGATCGAGGTGCGCGGGTTCTGGTAGGGAAGGGAAAGGGCCTGGCCGTCATGGATGATCGACAGATACGTCCCGATCATTATTTCCCCGACTTCCTTGCCGCCGACGACAAAGGCCGGGTGTAATCCGGTCCCGAGATCTTCCGCGATATCCTCGCATTTAAAAGCCGGGATAATGGTCATGTAGGCCGGCAGTCCCTCTCTGGTGTAAAGCACAGTGCATTTCCCCTCGCTGGCTTTTTCAACAGATTTTCGCAGTTCATCCGGTACTAAAACTGTTTGCGTCATAGATTTTCCTCCTTTGGTTTCCTGTTGTCCTCTCTGGGCGGAGCAGAAGGATCACCCGATTGTCAGGCCGGCATGCTCCTTCTGGCCCTGTGCCGTTTCTCCTTCCTCACCCTGCGAGAGGGTAGGCACTTCAAGTCCGGCTTTCCACTGCGGATGACAAGTCCCGTGGTTATCTCGCCGCCCAGAGAGGACAACGGTTCGAAATTAAAAAATCAGACCCCCGTCTTGATTTTTAAAAAGAGCCTCTGGATCTTCTTCTCTGCAAACCGGAATACGATATCCGTCAGATTCGATCCGAGATACCAGCCGACACCGAGCAAGGCGCCGAGAGCAACGACATCGATGAATTCTTTCATCAACTCTTCTCCTTTTCTTCACAGGCGCTGCAGAGATCTGGAGCAACCCAGGAACAACCACCTTCGCAAGCGTGTTTCTCGGTGCAGCCGCAGATCCGGCAGGTTCGCACCTGACCTTCGCCATCGCATTCAGGGCAATCGATTTCGTTTTCAGGATCCTCCTCACTTGGAATGTAGCAATCGCCATGACAGATCGGGCAGACCTTCATTCCCGGCTCCAGAGCCTTCTCTTGCGGCGTGCGGACGTCCAGGATCTCTTTCGGCACCTTGCCGGCGAGATCGACGCCGCTCTCCAAGAAAACCCGGATCAGTTCACCCTTTTTAAGGCCCGTGAACTTTCCGCGCTTCTTACCCAGGATCTCATGGACAAAAGTCTGCGCCTTCTCGTCGGCGAAGATCCCGAGCTGCTCGCCCAGATGGAGCATTTCCTTCGTGGTCTTTTTGTCGAGATAATCCTGATTGATGCGCCATTCGCGCTGCAAATCGCTGCCGAGGAAAGTCGCAATGGCATGACGTTCATCAGCTGTAACTTTGCTCGCATCCATGATGACCTGGAGAGCCGATTTTTTGATGAGGGTTTTGATCTCGATGGGCTGATATTTTTCGATGACCTGCCAGTAATCCTCGAAGTATGCAAATCCATGTCCCGGTTTTTTCACGATCTGCTCACGGAGGTCGCTATTCAATTCGAAGAGGGAGACCAGGATCAGCAAGAGGACCTGTCGATCGTCGATGTCGAGGCCTTCATAAATCTCAGGGATCCTCTTCTTATAATGTTCTTCTCTGAAATGACGCCCATGCCAGGCGACGCGGGGCTCGTCATGGTTTTCCTGGCTGCTGTCAGTTTCACCGGCGCCGGATCCGTTCCCGGAGCTCTTTTCTTTTTTGCTCTGTTTCCGCGTGGATCTTACGATCTCATCGAAGCACTTCCGATCTCCAATGCAGATTTTTTTATGATGGAACTTCCCATCCAGATTTACACTGGAAATGAATTGAGGGCAGTCAGCACATTTCTCTCCGGGCTTTCCATCGGTGTGTTCGAAATTATGATTTTTGTTGTAAAGGTTGCCTCTGAATTCAAGTTCATCAGAAAACCGGAAGCCGTTTGTCCCGATCTGCTTTGCGTATTTCTTCCAGTTCTCCTTGAGCCATTCCGCCTGTCTCTTTTTAAAGCATTTCGGATCCATGCAGATGGCCTCGGCGAGTCCCGTAACATCATCCAGGAGGCTTTTCTGGACATCCGAATTATTGCCGCAAGCACCGCAGCCCTCAAGATCGAACTTCGCATGTTTGAGGGCAATCGCCTCCCGATTGATCCTGCGCTGCAGGTCCCGGACGGTCATAATGTCACGCTTGACATACTCGCCGTTGTGCCAGTCCGTTCCAGGATTCATCAGATCCTTGAAAAACTTGTTGATCGTTGCATCGTCCTTGAGCCTCACGAGTTGCTCGCAATGGCCGTACATGATCGTCCCCGCCTCCCAGGCCTTCAGGACCTGTTTCGGGAGTCCCAGGACGTGGATCCTCCGACTGATATAGCGTGGGTCCTTCCCGATCCGCTCTGCCAGGTGTGCTATCGTATCTTTATCCTTGCCTTTGCCTTTTCCCTTGCGGTCAACGTATTCCTTGAAATTCTGTGCTTCCTCCAATTCGCTGATATTCCGCCTCTGGAGGTTTTCAATGACAAATACATCGAACGCATCATCGTCCGACATTTCCTTGACGATCGCCGGGATCCTGGCACCGTCCATGCCGCCGTTCACCTTCGCAACCTCACATGACGCCCGATAGCGCCTGCAGCCGGCGACGATCTCGTAATAAATATCTCCCGGCTTTTTCTTTTTAGCGGAAATCACCTTATAGGGCCGGACCATAATGGGGACGATGACGCCCTTCGTCCGGATCGATTCAACAAGGTCATTAAAATCCGGATCCGGGTATTCCTCGCGCCGGTTCCACGGATTTTTCTTCAGCCGTGATAATTCAATCTCCTGGTATGTCTTCTCGCTCATAGATCCCTCCCGATTATGAATACTGGATTCCCGCCTCCACGGGAATGATGTTATTGAGATGCCTGCAGCCCCTTTTCAATGAAAAGGAATATCTGCAGCGACGGCGTTCGCCATTGCTCCTCTGACAAGCGCAAAATCATGCCGAAGAGTTCGCGCTCCCGCAGCGATGTGATCTGAATATTGTATTCCGTGGGGACTATGGAATCCGGCAAAATGGGGGGGGGCAATTGAGGGATCTTTCCTCGAGACTTCGCCGCCGGTGATTTTCGCTGGCCTCGCCGCCTTCCATTCCCGCCGGCAGTGGCCTTCCTTTTCTTTTTATGGACCTGAATGCCCTTATTCTGCAGCCTCACCTTCACCTCTGCCAAAGCTGCTTCAAGTGCGACAGGATCATCTTTGTTCTCTGATGCTATCCGTCGGCATGTCCCGCAATATCCTCTTTCCGTCCTCTCGATCCTCAAACCCGATCGCTCGCAACTTTTGCATGTTCCCGTTACAAAGACTTCGCTGCTCATAGCTACCTCCTCTTTGTTCTCGGTTAATTCCTCCTTTGGTTTATTTATTCCCCAGCGCCTTCCTACCTCACCGCTCCATATTTTCTCCCGTATTTCCTCGAGGGCTTTTTCGAATTCCTCGCCGGTTTTGTTGGCAGAGGCTCGATAACAGGTATCGCAAAGATTATCCCAGGGAAGATTTAAATCGCCTCTCTTGCAATTCCTGCAGATCCCGTGTTTGTATTTTCTTTTTCGCTTCGGAACGGCGGGATGCAATTTTCCAGAATGATTACTCACCGGCGCCGGCGCATCCTTATCGTGCGAAAAACAGGCATCCGTTTTATTGTAGATCGAGAGTGTCTTGCCACAGATCCTGCAGGGGCGGTCCTCGCCGTACGTCGGGATAGGATGATGCTCCAGAGTATAGAGATCAGGCCTTCCAGCCTGGGCTGCTTCGCTGTCCATTAATATTCCTTGTGCTTCTGTTGAATTCAGAGGACATCCATCTGTTTCTTTCCTGCTGCCATGACAGGACGCCCACGATCACACAGACGAGAATCAACCCGGCGATGTTCGCCCAGGGGAAGAATTTCCCGTCCGAGGCCGCGACGATCAGTCCAAGGAGCGCCAGGAACACGACAGAAATTTCCTTTATCTTCTTCCAGATCGTACTTTTCATGTTTTCCTCCTCAATTCACGGGATTCAATTTTCAGTTTCTAATCTGTACCAGAGCTCCCGACCGCTCTCTTGGATGACCCTCTCGTAATGATGGCCGTCGCTGTCAAAGAAGGCGGCTACGGCCGCCCGCAGAACCGGAGGGCCGATCGCCATTTCCAGAACCACATCCGGCTCTGAGATCTCCGTGAATATGAGTTTCATCAGCCCCTCTCGCTTACGAGCATTTCCCGGACAGGACGGGCATAACCGTCAATATTGATGCTGACGGTCTTTCCGGGACCGATAAATCTGCTGTCGCCCTTGACCATCCCGGCGATCTTTTCCCTGAGCGCGATATAATCATCCTCGGAGGCCTCGGCGCTTGTTCCCCACCCCAATCCCTGAAGTTTGATTCTTATAAATAATGATTGATACATTTCATCCCCTCCGTTCCTTCATGCCCTGGCATTTCACGCACCGCAGGGCCCCGGGGTTCACTCTGAGCCGTGCTTCCGGGATGGGCTCCTCGCAATCGAGGCAGCAGCGCCGGCCGTCGATGTAAAGCGGATCCTCCTCTGCCCGGGCAACCTCCATACTGTATTTCCTTCGATGGAAGGCCTCGCGCCGCAATAGTTCTTCATTCATCTGCGCCCGGTCCACAATGTCCGGCATTGCCATCCTCATCCTTCACCTGATTTTTTTTAAGATGATCCAGGGCGCGGCCAAGGAGCTTGCGGCCTGCCTTGTATTGCGCTTCAAATGTTTCCACATCCTGTTCACTCCGCATCATGAACGCGTAACGCTTCCCGTCGATTTTCACGTCGACCTCATGAAGCCCCGCCGGTGTCTTAGTTGTTGCCAGGTGAATCAGTTCCATGGCCGCCTATTATTAGGGCCGGGATTCCGCTTTCGCCGAGGCTCCCGGCCGGCCCCCTGGTTCAGTTGAGAAGGAGGGTCATGACATCACTGTCGAATCCACCATAATAATTCCTCTATCCAGTCAGGCAGATAGACCCATATTTCTGCTGTATAAATTCCGAGAAATGCTGTTAAAAGAATGATGTTGATCCGATGCCGCATCACACCTTCCCGTCGACAGGAATCTTTCCGCCTTTTTTTATATAGCGCTCCAGAGCCTTCTTGTTTCCCCTGGCAAGTTCCCGGATAGAAGCCTTGAATTCCGCTTCGTCCGTGTAAGTCGACTTGTCTTCAATACAACGAAGATCGGCCACCAAAGCTTCCAATTTTTCTATTCTTTGTTCTAAAGATAAAAAGGGGGCGGGCGGAGATGAGGAGGGAATGGCATCCCCGCCCTTTCGCGTTACCGTGGATGGATTGCCATGGCCGCGCCCGTTCATTTCAATGGCTCCTTGCCGGCCATGCCGCGCCGGACCTCTCTGAGTTCAAATAGCTTCGCAACCATATCCAGGGCCTTCGCCGGATCCGTTTCCTTTAATTCCTTCAGATCATCCGGAGTGATTAAGATGCAGTTGCAGTCCCGAGCCACTTTCTTCAGCATGCAGTAGTCCGTTAGGTCCCGAGTCAGCTTGACCATCCATTCGATAGGTGTATGAAAGGGATTTCCGCCCGACGTGGAGCGGTTAGGATTGATGACATTATAGAAATGGCCGCGGGGGATTTCGTTTCGCCTGAAGATCGCCGACCGGTCATCGTGCTTTGCGGCCCGGTCGACCATCTCATCCAGCATCTCACCGTAAGTCTTTTCAGGCATTTACGGCCTCCTCAAACCTAATTTGCAAGCCCAAATTAGGTTTGCAAATTAGGTTTGCAAATTAGATGTCGAAATTAGTCTTATAATTAGTGTTTGAAACAACATTTTCGCTCTGGTATCCATCGGCCATGAAGAATCGAAAAAACATTGAACAATTCCTAAACAACATGATAGAAGGCACAATAAACGCAGGTTTAATCCTGACCGATAGCTGTAACTTTCTCCGGCCAGAAATCTTCAACCTTCCCTCCGACGGCTTCGGCCAGGGCCTGACGGATCCTCGGAGTCTTAGCAAAGCCGTTTGCGACGACTTTAACCGTCGCCGGTTTCACGGGCCGATCTTCTCCAATCATCCGGGCAACGTCGGCATAGGTGATGTCCTTCTCGATCATGGCGATCTTGAGTTTCTTGTTCGTGAGTTAGCCTTTATGGATAAATTTATAGCCGCTTTCAAAATACAATATTGGTACCACGTATTCATAATGCTGGGTGCCATCGGTATTATTGTGGCCGTCGTTTTCGACCTGAAGGGCATTGCAAATATGCATGCCCTCTTGTTCTTTCTCGGCGTTTTTCTGATAGGCATTGGGGAATGGATTAATCATCCGTTGCAGACAGGGATTCTCCGCCCCAATGTATATGCTCCCGGTGGGGGGATCATCACAGGGCACCCACGCAAGAACATATTTTCGGGCGTCATGTTTGATCTTGTAGGCGCGTTGTTTTTTGCAGCAGCTATTTATAAAATTATAAAGGTGATTTAATTTCATTTAACTCCTGGTGAAGAATGATAGCCCTCATTTTTGAACTGGGGTTTATGGGATAGAATCTATAAACGGAATTTAACATGATGTCAAGGAGTATTTTACAGTATGTCAATTATTTTTGACATAAAGATATTTCATCGCAACTTAGAGTTGTTACGTTCCATGACTGGCCTAAATAAACGTAATTTTTGTTATTTATTAAAAATTGAAAATGCTTACAGAAAGGATTTCAAGGCTCTCGGCCTAAAGATGGAGATTGGAATAACTAATAATTTTCAAGGAGTTGATAAAAAATGGCTTTTAACGGAACACCCCGAAGGTATTCGGGGAATAAAATTTACGCCATGTCAAAATAAAAATGTGCATGATCATGACATCATAACTAAACACCCAATTCCTCCTGCTGATCTCTTGGCAGCAGCCAAACGGGTTCTTACAAGTGGAAATATAAGAGCTGCCGAGGCACTCGAAAAAAACATCCTATATTTTGATCATGCCGTGGAAATGGAAAAAAGACTTGAGAAGGTGGAAGGACGCTTAAAATATCTTGAAAATGTCGAGGAACGCCTAAAACATATCGAGGATAAATTTCTGCATCCGGAGGGGCCACATGGCGGCGGTTCCGGCCCCGATACTTCGGCTTTAGAACAGTCGCCTATAAACAAGAAGGCTCAGTGATCTATGTAATGTTCTGAAGGAGGGTTTATGCAACCCAGAACAATCATTTCATTTCATATTCTGTTAGTATTTATTTTTTTCTGCCTGAATTGTGCCACTCCAATAGGTCAATATAAAGAATCCGATTTTACATGGAAGGAAAAAATCATCATGGCTAAATATGATGAGGTCTATACAAGAGTTTTAAATGGATTCAGAAAATGGGGACAATGTGTGGCCGAAGGCAATATTTACTCTGATAAGAAAGCTGGACATTTCGATATTTATTTAAAAGCTCTAGGACATGGGCGAAGTGATTTCGTAATTGGCATGATCGATCTTCAAGAGCAAAAAAACGGCACAACACTGATGCGAACTGGATCGCTTCGGCCGAATAGTCCTATCTTTGGCGGCGAACTATGGTTTAAATTTGCTGAAGGAGATTATTCAGATCTGGAAAATAGATGAAATCACAAAATAACGCAAAGAGGTCCTCATGACTGCAAATCTTGCCTATTTTATTGCTCTGCTCATTGTCATAATAATGATTTTCGCTGTCTCCATTGCCCTGCTACGCTGGGCTCTACGCATCAATGAAATCATAAAGCATCTTGAATTATCAACCAGGCTTTTAACGGAGATCTCCGAAAGTCTCAAAAAGGATCAGCTCTAATCTATGGCCATCCGCCGCAGAGGAAATAAACTCGTCATCGATTATTATCCCCAGGGACGTCACACCCGGAAACGCATTACTCTTCCGGAGAACATCCAGGATGAAGATGAGGCCCGGAAGATCGAGGAGGAACTGAAAAAGGCCATTCAGGATCCAGCGGAGATGAACCTTCCCACCGGCGCCATCGTCAAAAAAGTCTTCCCGGAATACCTCGACTGGTATGAACTACACCGCCAGAAAACAACCTTGGATGATATTTCCGAAGTCTATAAAAATCATCTGAAGCCGCACCTCGGCTCTTATAAGATAGCCGATATCACCATCAACCATATCAATGTCTACAAGCGGCTTCGCAAGTCAGAAGCGATATTGAAAAACGCCGGCAAGAAGAAAAATCTGCACATCGTCTCCAATCGGACAATCAACAAAGAACTCTCCTATTTTTCCGGATTTCTAAAATGGTGCCGGGTCGAGCGGAGTATGAACCTCAAAAAGATCACCTTTGACAAGCTCCCATACAAACGTCCAATCCCGATTATCCTGTCCTTTGATGAAGTGATCCGGATGATCAAAGCCTCCAATCCATTCTACCGGGCCCTTTTCCTCTGCCTTTACTGCAGCGGCCTGCGATCGATGGAGGCCCGAATGCTCCGCATCGAGGACGTTGATTTCGAGAACCGGTCGCTCAAGGTGATACAAAAAGGCGGATCTGAAAAGATCGTCCCAGTCCCGCAGCTCCTCCTCGATTGCATCAAAGAGATTAAGACATCCCGCCGGCAGGGATACCTCTTCATCCATCCGCGTACGCAAAAACCAGTGGTGGACATCAGGAGACCACTTGAGCGGGCCAGGGATGCCGCAGGTGTGATTAAAAAGGTAACGCCCCACCTTCTCAGGCACTCGATCGCAACGCATCTCCTGGGCAAGGACGTGAACCTGAGGACCATCCAGCAGTTTCTCGGACATTCCCAGATCATGACCACTGAATTTTATACCCACGTTGACATTTCGCATCTTCGCAGTGCTTCTGAAGCAGCGCTCAGCGGATTGCCCATCACGCTCGGTGACTACAAAAAACCTAAGAATAAACGGGCATTAAAGAAAGGTGACTGGAAGGGTAAGAAGAGCAAGACCTCAAAATAA